TACGAAGGAGCTGTCTCCATCGACGCCGCATTGAAGCGACATCGCGGAGCAGCCCATCAAAGTGAGTGCCAAGAGGATAGCACTCGTGATTTTGATTTTTTTCAAGGGGTCGCTGCCTTTTTGTCGGTGCGTCTACGACCCTTTATACACCGATTTCTCCGAAATGTGTATTTTTTGTTTTTTTACTTCGCCCAGGCTGGGTATCTCTAACTCGCTAACTTCGCTGCGCTACGTATGTGCTCGGAGAGCTAAAGCCGCCTGAGCTCAGTTGAAGTACCGGGCCTGATTTGCGGCCCGGACTGATTTTATCGTTCGCTTCGCTCACTATATTGGCGCAAGGGGACCATTGCGCCAGTTCCCTATCAAGTATAGGGGAACTGTATTTTGGCGCGAGGCCAAAAAGAAGGCCCCTTGCGGGGCCTTAAGAAGTCTGCAAGAAGTGTGCAGGCCTACGGAGAGTCCGTAGGAGGTGCCGGGGGAGGTGAGGTATCCCCACCCGGCGTGGTTGTGGTTACGCTCGCTGAAGGCTCGCTTGCGTCGCCTGGCGGCGACTTTCCAGAGACGTCGATGTTTTGACGTCCTGGTTGTGCCAGAGCTGGCAGTTTTTTACGCAAGTCTCTTGCGTTGGCCGGATCATTCACATACGTGAAGAATGCGGCCGGTGAATTATTGAACTCCCTTCGGAGTTCTGATGGCAGGGCGTCGAATACTTCGCGCCCGTGCGTCATTTTCAATTGATTTTCGAGGAAGTCGTAGTCGGCGTAGTCGCCGTATACGCCCTCGTATTTGTCCAGGTGCGACAGTGTTCCGGTCTTTTGGGCCCGGTGTAAGATTTTGTTGATGTCGGTTTCGTCCTTAAAGGACTGTTTCGTTCGTCCGTCTTCGTAGATTGGTTGTACGAGGCGGCCGTCTTCGTCGTGTTCGCCGATTGTTTGAAGAGACATTATTTATATTCCTGATTGAGCAGCCGCAGCTGCGTTTCCATATCGCGTATCCGCTTTTCGATTTGACGCGTATCAACGTCTTCGTCTTTATACATTTTTAACATTCTTTTATCGAGCTCGAGTGCTCGACGGAGCTCGCGTTCTCGTCGCATGTCCTGGTACTTATATTCCATGCGTTGCTTAGCAGTAGCCGGGTCCGGTGCGGCAGAGAATAGCCGCCTCATATCTTGTTTAACCCGGTCGTACATACCATCGAAATCCGCATTAGGTCCAGTTATCCGTTTTTTTACCGTGGGTATTATTTCATGGAGAGCTTCGCCGGCGGCTTCGCCGGCCTCCGCTGCGGGCAATATCGCGCGCGCTTTTGCGTTATTCAAATTGGTCATAGACCGAATATTATTCATGGTCGCGATTGACATCGCTGTTTGTGCGCCCTGTTGGGCGCCTTGTACTTTTGCCCCGCCTACAGAGCCCATGGTTGCCATGGCTCCGGCGGGAGTTGATGCGTCGAATTGTCCTGCAAGGATGGGATTAAGCCCGCTTTTTTTAAGGTCCGCCATACGGCGGTTAATCGCGGTGTTGGACATACGCTCCTGAAACTCGCGATTTTCTCTAGCTATGCGTTCGTTAGATGCGTTTGCTGCTGCCTGGCCTTTGGCTGATTCCCTACCGCCAAAGATTGAACCGATGAGGCCCCCTACGGGGCCTGCAAAGGGTGCTACCGCTTTTATAACGTCTTTGAACGCCATTAGAAGTGATCCAGGTTACCAGGTATACCATAGAGAGGCATTGGCCTTGCTGCGCGAATTTCGTGATAGAAGTCCCCGAAGAATTGCGGTTGTGTTGGTACGGCGATAGCCCGATCCAGAGGTACGCCTGTATTAGCCTGAATAAAGGTATCGCCAAGCGCGGGAAGTGTTGCGAAGTCTTCGGACAGGTGCCAAGACGCCAGTGTACCGGCTGCGTCAGGGCGCATAAGACTAGTCAGCTTAGAGCTCAGATAACGGTATTCTGCATAGCGTTCCTGATAACCGAATACCAGGTCATCATTGGCCGATCCATCGGCCCAGATTTCCTTATTGAGTACGCTCTGTTCGCCGATTCCGGACAGCACCGGATAGTAGAAGTCATAGCGTGTCGATTTCGACCAATACCGGTCGATGCCCTGGGAATACGTGATATCACCTCGGATATTGCCGAGGATTATGACTACGCCGTGTTCGACGAACGATTTTGTCCAGGAGTGAGTGCCATGCACGATGCCGTTAGCGGCAAGATTGCCAAGCTTGTCGTCTTCGGCCGGTGTAGTTTGTGCGTTTTGCTGTGCCACCGGAGACAGTTGAACAACAGATGATCCGCCACCGAGGAACTCGGGTCTTTGCAGGCGGAAGTCCGGTGAAGTAACGCCCCAGTGAGCTTTGAGTGTCTCGACGTAGCGTGTGCCTGAACGTGCGTCCCTTTCCAGGAGACGTTGAGTTTGAAATGCCAGGCGAATGTCATTGATATTTGAAGCCGTAGCATTGGTCAGATCCGCCTCCAGGCCCGGATCATCCCACCAGAAGTCCTCATAAGTTGCAGGTGTTACGCCTGGTGTTGAATTTGCCTGGACATCGTTCGAGGAATTGGCACCGATTTTTAGCCCGGTATCACCGGTGCTATTTTTGAACTCGGGTGCCTGGTTAGCTGCATCGGCTACTACGGGAGCCGTCGTACCCAACGGTAAAGAAACTGAATTTGTAGATTTTTGGGGCCAGGGAAGACACGAAGTATAGTAATCATGACGTTTCCCTCGCTTTAATGGCGCCGACATTACATCGCCGCTCCCTACGGACGTCTGAAGTGTCCAAGGACCGTCGCCGCCCCAGCCGGTCACATCGTGATAGGAGTCCTGGAGGTTTTCATCACGGAACCAGTCGTCCCAAATGAGGGTATATGCCAAGAACGGCATAGCGCTGACCGATACGTCATCAGGGTCGAGCTCGCCTGCCGCTGGAACGGGCAGGCCGAAGTGATCCCATAAGCTACCTATGCCTGTGGTTGCTGTAGTCGCAGCACCGGTGCACACCGGAATGGTGTAATCAATAGAATCACCAGGGTTCGTCTGCGCGCCGTGGAATTTTTCGTGATTATTCCAAAGGAGACGATACGGCACATAGAAAGCGAATGTCTCAAACCGAAGGTTGTCAAGAATCGGTCTCAACATGGTATTAAGCCTCAAGAAGAACGAGGTTTTCATGTTGAAAGTATCGCCTGGTATTACATCGATCGGCTGGCAGATCGGGTACAAATAGTCAGCGTCCAGGACAGTTTTATGAGAATGAGAAAGATTAAAGCTCGAGCGCGGAATTTTAGCGCTCGGGACGTTAGAGAACTCGTGTTGTGATTTCATGCGTCGCTGCCTTGTTTAAGATTGGCGTGAAGTTCTTCCATATTGTCGCGATTTACATTGCGAGCGAGTGCAACGAGCTCCAGCGCGGTTGCTATTTTTTCAGGAGGCATACCAATGATTTCGCCGGTTCCATCGTTGAATGTTCCGAGGCTGTAAAGCGTATAGTCCTCGGGGTGTTTTCCGATTTCGTGGTCTGCGTCCAGGCATACGTCCTGGAACGATCGGGTTACTTCGCCGTAAGATTTTGCCGTAAATGGACGTTGGTACATAGCTGCGGCGGAGTCAAAGATTGAACAGATTTTATGTAGCATTAGAGGTTCCTCTTGGTTTGTCGCGCTTTTGCGCAGTGGTATTTATCGCGGAGACGTTGTGGTGTGAAATCCGCGGCATGTGCTTTGATGAATTGTTGCCGTAGTTCTTTAACCAGGTCAAGTGTGTCTGGATCTCGGGATTCGAGAATGTTCTGATAGTAGCGTGGAACTTTCCGAATGATACCTTTACCGGGTACCGGTACCTCGTCCGAGGGGAAGATGTCAGAACCATATTTTTCATAGAAGCCGACACCTAGCCCACATGGGGCATTTTTGTTTCCAGTGGACATACGTATGTATTCAGGTAGCAGCCAATAGGCCTCGCCGTGCTCGTCGCATCGCAGATAGTGGTCGTCAGCTTTTTTTCCTGTGATTTTTTTAAGGGCATACCGAGCTGTGTAAGCTGCGGTTTCATAATTGAGGGCCGCAACCGTAGAGAAGCCATAAGGCCACAATTTCTCAAGAGTTGGGCTTGTAAATGTGTAATGTCCTTCGTCGTCTTTCCAGAGTACCTGGTCATCGAAGGAGTGATTGAAGATACAGAGGTGGTAATGCGGTCTCTGATTTTCGTCGCCGTATTCACCGCAGTAGAAGTATTTAATTTTTTGCGGGAGTGTTTTACGAAGTCTTCGTATGAATTTAGAGACGTCTGAGGGCCTAAGACTGTAGTCGGCTGGGATGTAGTATCCGTTCCTGTATTGTTCGTCGGTGCACTCGCTTGGGTCCCGATACGTGAGAGTAACGAAGCAATTGCCGTGGAGATCGGCCCACATGCAGGATTCGTGGACGATCCTGCAACTCCACATGAGAGCATGATCCAGACGACAACCAAGGCAAGAGCCGCAATTAACTTCCAGCTTTTGCGCAGAACCGCCTTTATGACTTTGCCATCCACCGGTAACTTCATTCTTGTAGCCTTTCAGCGGTGTGTAGCAAGGCATGTCACAGACGGTATCCGCCGCGCTGTACTACTGCGCGATTGTTTTTGCGGTGAGAGCCTGCGTATTTTTTGAACATTTTCCGCGATTTGCGGTTAGAGAGTTTACGACGTCTCATTTTTCCACCTCGTATGCGAACCCGCAGAGCTCTGCCAGGTTACGCGAGTTTTGCGACACTATTTGAGGTGCCGCGTTGATATTTACGAAGGAGCTGTCTCCATCGACGCCGCATTGAAGCGACATCGCGGAGCAGCCCATCAAAGTGAGTGCCAAGAGGATAGCACTCGTG